ACCAGCGACTTTTGGCTAATCAGTGCAGTTAGAAACCCTTGATAAATACATTAAAGAGATGAACACATGAGCATACTTCAAGTTAATCTAGGACTATACGCAAACGACGGCACCGGCGATGATCTACGCACGGCTTTTGAAAAAGCCAACGCAAACTTTACTGATATCGATTTAACTAGAGTTATAAGCGCAGATAATCTAGGAACTGGTGCGGGCATATTTAAAGAAAAAGTAGGTAACAATTTAAAACTACGCACAATTAAGCAAGGTTTAAATATAACCGTCACGCAAAATGCCAATGATATAACCATTGCTACTCCTGATAGTATAAACAATTTAATTGAAGATACAGCACCAACACTAGGCGGAAATCTTAACTTAAACGGATATAATGTTGTCGGATTAGGTAACGTTGACATAGAAGGTAATGTATTAGCCAACAATTTTGTAGGTACATTAAACGGCAATATTTATGTTGAAGATACTGGAATATCAATTACAGCCGTTAATTACGATAACAGTGACTATGAACCAATTAGTTTAAATGCTATCACTGTCAATGGTAATAATTCATTAGTTCCCGGAACCACTTATATTTCAACTTTACCTGGAGATAGTCTAGGTATTGTTTCCGAGGTAGATTTAGAATTAACAGCCGTATCTGGAGAAATTAGACTAGTAGGCAATGTAATTTCTGAAGATAATATTACAGCTGCTACCTTTATCGGTGGCGTTATTGGTAACGTAAACGGAACAGTTAGTCGAATTAACAATCACAACCTTAGAGGATTAGGCGATGTTAATGATGCATTACCGTCCATCGGTCAAGTATTAACGTGGAACGGAACATTTTGGGTTCCAGACACTATTCCCGGTACTGGTCCAAACACAGAAGATTACGATTTTGGACAAATTGGAGTTGCAGTAACTAGTCCGTTACAGTTGTTATTACAGTCAGCACCTGTTGACTTTGGCACATTTACAGCACCAAGTAGTGTATTACTAGACCTTGGACGTTTTATAACTGACAGTAATCCATTCTATTCATTGTCAAGAAGCTCGGCATCGGTAGTAGAGGGGCAAAGTGTTTCAATTACATTGACAACAGTAAACGTAGAAGACGATACGCTAGTTCCTTATACTATCACTGGTGTTACATCGGGTGACATCGAAGGGATGAGCTTAACTGGAACGTTTACTATTACCGATAATACAGCTAGTTTAGTAATATCTACTACTGCAGACTTAATAGAAGAGACAGCTGAAATATTAACATTGACATTAGATGATGTTCCCGACGTATATGTTTCGGTAACTATTCTAGACTCAATTAGCACAGTGGATGGTGGTAATCCGGCAACACCAGCGTTTGATATAATCAGCGATGGCGGAAGTCCAAGTACTACAATTTTCGATACAATATATGACGGTGGAACACCCGACTAACACAAATTAAAGAGGAATTTTTAAACATGACCGTAAAAATACAAATTAGACGAGGTACATCGACACAATGGGCGGCTAACAGCACAGTAGTTCTAGCCAGCGGTGAACCAGGTTACGATACCACAGAACGTCAAATTAAAATTGGTGACGGTACTACTCAGTGGAGTAGCTTGCCATTTACAAGTGCATACGTTAATATTAATGATCTAGAAGATGTAATTATTACTAGTCCAGCATCAGGACAAGTAATAAAATATAACGGAACTAATTGGGTTAACGGAACTGACTCTGGATTAACCTATGCTGTATCAGCAGAAACAGCAACTGGTGGTGCTAATTTAAGATTGACTGGCAGCGATACTACTACTGATAATGTTAAATTTGCAGAAGGTAGCAACGTTACAATTACAAGAACAGATGCTAATACAATTACTATTGCTAGTTCTTTTTCCGGATTATCAAATGTTGTTGAAGATACTAGCCCGCAACTAGGTGGAAACTTAGATGTTAACGGTCACAGTATTATTGGCGACATTATTCCTAGTGCCACTAACACGTATGACTTAGGCACTACTGGCGTGAGATTTCAAGATTTATTTCTACGCGGTGCTATCAATATTGGTACTACTTCACAAATTACTACGGCAGGAAATAATATACAGATGCTGACACCCAGTGGTCATGTTGAATTACCAGCAGGTTCAACTGTTGGTGGCGTGAGTATCGGAGCATTGAGTATTCAAGGTACAGTAGCAAATTATACGGCACTCCTAGCTATCACAGGACAACAAATAGGAGATTGTTACGTAGTTACATCACCGGCGCCTTCACACTTATGGACATGGGGTGGTTCAGCTTGGACCGACCTAGGTGCTTTCCAAGGTCCGGCAGGATCAAATGGTAGCAATGGTAGCAATGGTAGCAACGGCCGTGGCATTACTAGCATCCTTAGAACTAGTGGTGATGGATCTGCAGGATCTCTAGACACATATACTATAACATATACTGATACATCTACATCAACATATAATGTTCGCAACGGTAGCAATGGTAGCAACGGTAGCAATGGTAGCAATGGAACAAATGGACAAGGTGTGCCTACAGGTGGAACAACTGGTCAATACCTACGTAAAACTAGCGGAACAGACTATGCAACAGCATGGGATACTGTAACCTTAAGTGACTTAGGCATTAGTGACGGCACTAACGGGCAAGTACTTACAACCAACGGTTCTGGCACATTTACATTTACCACTGTTAGTGGTGGCGGTGGTGGTACAGGATTAGGAGCAAGACAATCTGCTGCAGTTACTAGCGGATCTATTGCAAACAACGCCACGTGGACAGGAAGCATTACAGGATTTAAAACTTATGCACTTCTTAAAATTCAAACTAGTGCAGCAGCTTGGGTGAGATTATATACAGATGCAGCATCACTAACAGCTGACGGTTCGAGATCGCAAGGTAGTGATCCACTACCAGGTGCGGGTGTAATTGCTGAGGTAATTACCACAGGAGCACAAACAGTATTGATTAGTCCAGGAACAATTGGTTTTAATGCCGAGTCAAGTCCAACTACAGCAATACCAGTGGCCGTAACAAATTTAAGTGGTGCCACTGGAACTATCACAGTCACGCTAACAGTACTTCAACTCGAGGCATAATATGCCAACCATTTTTAGAGAATATATTGTTACTCTCAAAAATAAAGATGATTTAGAACGTTTTTACTTTGAGATGGAAAATACAGGTTCAGGAGGTCACATTCCTGAACGTGCTGTTGAATGTGCAAATAGAAGACCTATAAGTAGAAATACACACTACTATTTGACCACTGACGAAGTTGAGGTGCTCAAGTATGATCCAAGAGTGCAATCAATTAGTTTACCAGCTGCTAATTTAGGAATTAAAACAAGACTACATAGTCAAACAGCTGCATGGAGTAGAGGTAACAATTCTATTGTAGGTCAAAAGAATTGGGGATTGTATCGATCAACACTAACAGATAACATTAGTGGTTGGGGATCGGAAAGCGGATCTAGTAGTCAGACTGCAACCATCAATATAACCGGTACAGGAAAAAATGTTGACGTAGTAGTAGTTGACGATATAGCCTATGCTAGTCATTCAGAGTTTGGCAGTAGACTTAACCAATATGATTGGTTTGCCAATCATAACGCAACAGTTTGGCCTGCCAATACTGATTCAACTTATAATTATGATAACTACACTGGCGTTAATAATCATGCTAGTCACGTAGCTTCTACTATAGCAGGTAGTACACAAGGATGGGCTAGGGGTGCTAACATTTATAATTTTAGACACGACACATCTGGTTTTACCAGCAACGATTTTAATACTAGTGGCTCTTATACACCATCACAATATATCATTGACTACATAAGAGCATGGCATAATTCAAAGTCTGTCAATCCAGATACCGGTGTTACAAATCCTACCATTGTTAATAACAGCTGGGGATTGGGTACTAAAGTTAATGTAACCAATACTCTTAACGGACTTGCTAAATCAAGATTTAGTAAAATACGTTACCGAGGTGCTGACGTCACTCCTGCAAGTTTAGGTAATAGTGTTGTTGACACGGGATTTAGCGGTGTATGCACTACAACAACATTAGCATCGGCATTGGCTAGTCTTAGCAACGGTGGTAATCAAATAACTACTACCAGCAGCAGTCCCGGAAGCTGTAGTGTTGGTAGCATTACTAAAAGCATGTTAGGACGAACTGGATTATCTAATGCCGGAGCTCCAACATTTATTAGTCCCGACGGACGAGATGATTATGATGATTCAGTCTGGCAAATTACATTTCCGTTTCAAATTACCTTCTTTGGTCAAAACTACGGAACTGGTACAAGTGGAAATAATCAGTATCTGTTTGTTAACACAAATAGTTATGTTACATTTGGCGGATACGGCAATCCTTATACTGTAGATATTGGTCCAGGGTCACCGGCCGCTAGAAAAATTTGTATGTCAGCAGGTGATCGCAGTTGTCAAAGTTTATGGACAGGCACTAGTGGAACAACTCCTAATAGAACATTTAGAGTACGTTGGGAAGGACATGATGCTGCTAGCGGTGGGGTACTAGGTAGTCCAACTATGTTATGGGAAATGACATTCTATGAAGCAACAGCAAATAAGAATAGAATTGACGTACACATAGATCAGAATGCAGCATATAGAGCTGAGTTCACGTTGGCACAATTAGAAAACTACGGCATTATGCAAAGCGGTGAGCTTGCTCCGTATAGAGATGCTGCGCTAGATGCAGACATCACAGATGCAGTAGCAGACGGGATTGTATTTGTAGGATCAGCAGGTAATGGCGGATTTAAAGTTGATGTTCCAGGCG